GTTCTACCTACGAGAGTTAGTTGCGTTGTACTTGATACAGTTAATGTTCCTATGGTTTGTTTAAATATTCCCATATATATTCCCTCAATTTATTTAATAATCCTATTACGAGCAGCTTGTCTTTCTGCTTTAAACTCTGGAGAAAGCTCTTCTCCACGCTCTGCAGCTCTAATTACCATCCAGTCTGTTGAGTCAAGAAAAGCTTGAGCTTCTTTATTAACTTCTTCCTGTGCAATTTGAGCAGAAATATCCTCAATTACAACTTCATACTGAGCAGGAGAAACCATAACAATTCTACGCTCGTAAATAGCAGGAGATATAACTCCATCTGGATTTAGAGTGTATGTGGCTGGTTCTAGCTCATTTCCATTGTTATCATAAACTGCCGGAGTTGCAAGTTCCTGAACTGGACCACGAACTTCTTCTGCTACAAGAACATCTTGCTCTTGAAAGATAGCTTTCTGTCCAAAAGTACCCATACCTTCGTGCTTGTCAAGCCAAGCTTGAGCTTCTTCCATTGTTGGAAAAAGCCCTTGGTTAGTAATCTGTTCTTGTTTTTTGATAGATATTTTAATCATATATTAGTCCTTGTATTTAAATGTATAACCTTTATGTTCTTTTTGTTTGCCAGTTAAACAACGATGAATTGCAGCAGCATGTAAATTATGTTCTCTAGCAAATTGATTAAGAATACTAGCTTCTGTAATTAATTTACCATTTTTAAATACTAAAAAATCTCTTCCGCCTTGAACTCTTGATGATAGCAATCTATACTCAGGAGTTTGTTTAGCTTCTATAGATAGTTGTTGTCTTTTAGCATTACGTTCTGGATTATTTTTGATAAACTCAGATTGCTTTATGGACATGTGCTTTCTATTTTGCTCATTTTTAAAGAAGGCTTTTCTAGCTTTTGAAACTTTAGATTTTGATTCTGGTTTAGAAACAGCTTCTTTCATATTATTAAGGTTTTTTTCAAGCCATTTTGAATCTTGTCTTAGTTTCAGAGTAGCTTGTCTACACTTTTCTTTTGTTTCTTCTGTGTGCCTTAAGCCAGAAACACCTTCTCCACCAGCAGAAATATTTGCGATAGGTTTATAACGAGCTATTAAGTCAACTTCAAAATCTAAAGCGTCTTGCTCTTTTTCAAAAAATTGCACAATTACTACTTTTCTACCAGCTTTTGCTTCTATACGTTTCCAAATAGGATTGCGACAATCCCTAGCTCGGGCACGTTTTTCAGTACCTTTACCAATGTAAAAACATTCTCCAGTGTCTAATCTATAGTGTAGATATACTAGCCATTTCATTGTTGTTTACCGATATTTACTTTAGCAATTGAAAAAAAGTTAACTGTAGTTCCAGTATCAAGAGCCGTAGCCCCTCTTTCGTTTACACCCCTAACTTGAAAAGTTTCACCTCTTCCTAAAAATACTAGATCAGAATATGGTCCTGCTCCCATAAATGTAGTTGTAGCAGCACCAACCCTGAAGACCATACTTGTACTGTATAAAACGCCATTTTTGAAACCCTGAATATATACAGCCTGACCAACGGCATAGGTAGCATTTGAGTAATACATAGAAGCAGATATTTGATAATATCCAGTTTCTGGAGCAGTAAAAGTTCCGTTAGTGTTTAAGGCTCCATGAGTATCAAATACAACAGTTACTGGCATTGTTACACCAGTTGCGTTCATTACTGTTCCTGCGGTGTTAATTCCTCTAGCTGCCACTCGCTCAATATTCATTCCCGTGAGCGAAACATTCTTGCTCGCATTAATTACGAGGTAGCCTGAAGCTTGTACGGTAGTGTCTGAAAACCAAAATTGGTTTGTTGTCGCTGTAGCATATCTGAGAAATCCTGCGTCTAATAAAAGCACTCCAGTTACTTCATTGTAGTCTTTAAAATATAATCCATACTGGTCGTTATTTCCACCTGATGCAAAAAGATCAGGGTTTCCGGCTATTGCTTTTCCTGAATTTTTGTATAAGTCTATAGTTTTACCCTTTAAACCTTTACCAATCTGAATTGCAATTGTTGATGGTTGAGCAGCCGTACTAGGAGAAGCGTACACTCTGGTATAAATCAACATACCATTAGCATTCATATCCGCATCAGTTTGCGTAGGTCTTGTCGTTGTCTGCGTTCTCGTATTCGTATTCGCTGCGTAAGTGAATGTGATGTAAGTGCCTACAGGAGCATTGCTAAGCGTTGTCAAGTTATATAGACTTGACGGCGCGTATTGCAAAGCTGCTGTGTCTGTACTGAAGGTTTCAGGTGCTGTTAGGATTTGATCGGAGAGTGCCGTTGCTGTAACGCTTATTCTGTGGTTAATAGAAGAAACAATTGAACTGTTCTTAAATTTTAACTGATCTCCGGGTAATGCTCTAAAGTTATGAGATACTGATATTGTATACGATGAAGCTGCTACAGAATCTGCTATTGCAACAACTGATCCATTTATGATTATTGCTGGCGCTGTGTAACTTGCTCCGTTAGACCTAGACCCGTATGTTGCAAACACCGTACATGCTTTAAGTATTGTGTAAACGCCAGTAGTGCTGTCGTATGAGAATATACCGTTACCATATAAGGACGTTAATGTTCCTGTTATGTCAGCATTTGTAAACCCTGAAGTATTAAGCATATAAGCTACTTGACTCTCCGGCTGTGGCACATTCACAAAAGGAGTGACATTCACCCCAGTTACGTTAGGCTTTCCTACTTTCGAGATTGTGAAAGATGCTAGCTCTGGATTTACTTGAGTGCCTACATTAGAGTGAGCACGAATTACATCCCCAGCAACTAAGTACCCTTCCCATGCCACGTTAGCGACCGAATTAGCTACTGAAGTGTTATTTGCCAATCTTTCTGTAGCAGATAAAGACTGTACGTCAGCTGTTAAAGATGATGCGTTTTTAGATATACCAAATAGTATAGATGCTGTAAAAATATCACTGTAGCTTACAGAGTATATTCCACTTGTTACAATAGTAAAGCTTGATCCGGCAGTAGCACTATCCGCATATACAATATCCGCGCCTATATTGTCGCGCACATTGCTGAACCTACGAATGCGTGTACCAGTTGAGCCGTATCCATTTGCAGTATCTACGCGAACACTTGAGTCGCTTTCGCTAAACTGCGGCAATACGTTGGATACTGACACTTGTACTGATTGCTCTTGGAAGCTGAGGTTGAGCTGGTTTGATCCGTTTGCAGTTGGGGTAGTTCCTGCGTAAATACGAATTACATCACCAACATTGACATCACCAGACCAAGAAACTTGACCTCTAATACCAGCCGCTGTAACATCTGTAGCACTTAAAACTTCCGAACCAGAAGGGAAGGCTGTTCTATTTTGTTGATTTCGGCTAATAGCAATTGTCTGAGCACTAGGAAGTACCAAGTTACTAGAAATGTTCAATCTACCAGCCTTAAGCATAGTAATCGCAGTGCCTTCGGTAGTGGTGCTTAGGATGCTAAAAGCGTCTCCACGCAAACGAGTTTGAGTAGTGAACTGTACGATTGTAGATTCAGAACCTGTACCCCTGTTAGAAGCACCTTCAAATCTCAGCTCGGAAGTTGGAATCGTCGCTTTTTGATTGGCGATGACGTTGACTTGCTTGAGGGAGCCTTGATAAGTCGCACTAAAGTTATGCGCAACACTATTCACTAAAGTTGTATTAGAGTCAGGAAATCTAAGAGATACAACATCACCAGCAGATAAGTAGATTGAACATTCCCCATAGTGAATGGATGTTGTTGTATATGGTGATATTAAAATATTTGCTACGCCATTTTTAAATAACTGAATTCTGTTAGAGAGGTTTCCCGTAGCAACTACAACACCAAGAATGCTATAGACTCCTGTTTTAAATACAGTCAGTTGTGACCCATTCCAAGAAAAAGCATCACCAACAGATTGTTGCACTGTACTAAAAGGAATATTTGTTACATTCGCTGTAATTGCTTGTCCAGCGTTTCCTGTTATATATAAATAACTATCAGCTTCCTGCACAAGCCCACTCTGAGTAAGCGGGATTTCCTTAACTTGCGTTGCGGAAAGTCCCGCGCATGGGACTGATGCGAAGAGTGAAACTTGAGTAGACGTTACAGCTACCGCCGTACCTGTTGCCTTACTCAAACTTCCTGTAGTACTAGTTTGAACTCCAAACGTTAAATATGTGACCGAAGGTTCTATTAATGTAGTATTAGAAAAATACAGAGTAGAAGAGTATGTAGTAGACGAACCTCCGATAACTTGAATACTTGGAATTAACGAAGTTCCTGCTGAAGTTAATCCTGCCGGAAGTCCTACACGAGCTTCAACTGCTGTAGGTGTGCCAGAAGTAAACTTACCCCTAATCTCAACATTCTCCCCAACTTGTCTCCACTCAAACTCTACGTTCGTCGGAGTACCGAAGCCTTGGAATGTCGGAGTATAACCCTGCCAAGCAGTAACTACTGGAACCTCAACAGAGGTTTCAAGAAGAGCTGTCTCAGCAAGCTCAATTACAACATCATCTACGTAAGTTTCTGGAAGTCCAGCTTCAGCCAATGCTGTTATTGTGTATGAAATACTTGCGCAAGACGCAGGAATTACAAAGCTAACTACTTGACGAGCTGGAAGCTCAGAGAAGTTTAGCGTTAATCCAGAAGCCGTGGCTGTAGCATTTTGTGAAATGGTTACAGTTAGAGCTGTAGCATTGATTGCTGTAATTATTGAGCCTGTTTGAATGCCCGAACCAGTTACTCGCTCGCCTACTTTCAGCGTGTTTATAACAGCGTTAGTGAAGCCTGAAATGGTAGGTGATAGATTGGTAGTCGCAAGTCCAGAAATAGCTTGTGAGCCCGTTGTGAGCTGCTCAGAGGCTACAATGTTAACAGCATTAGTTTCATCGAAAATATTAAGTGTGACATCGCCCTGTGGAGCAGAAGATTGCAGCAATAAGCTAAGCTGCATAAGCTGTGAGCGATATTTGCGGTCAACAGAAATTACTTGCTTGAAAGACTGGGGAGAGCCAGATTGATGAATTAAGCGAGCAGTTTGAGAGCCATTAAGGGTATTGCTTGTAACAAGAGCAAGTCCTGTTTGAGTGAATTGAGAAAGTGCTGCGCTGTCAAAGTTTTGAGTAAGCAGTGCATCTATGTTGCCAACGCCTCCAGAGCCAACTTCTGTCCAGCTTAAAAGGTTAGCGTCATATCGCTTAATCTTATTGCTGTCGTTGATGTCGCAAGCAAGATCGCCAGCTTGAGGACTTGTGAGAGTTGTTAGATCGACCGGGGATAGATTTAATCCGTTACGTACACGAAAAAAATTACTCATAAAATTTCATTCTCCATTTTATGTATTATATATTAAGTTGTTATTCTACTGGTTCTTCTTGTTGTTTTGCTACAACTTGAAATTCTCCATTATGTTCATTTACAATTTCCATGATGTCGTAATCAGCTACAGGACCGGGACCGCCATTCTCCAGCTGGTGAGCTTGTGCGGCTTGGTATGCTGCAACTTTAGTAGAAAGTTCTTCTTGTTTAGACGAAATCTCAGATTGGGTCGATACTTCAATAATTTTCATTGTTATACCTTAATGATGTATTCTACGTTAGCGTTTTGTGGACGAGATTCTGTTGAGTCTCCTGTTGCATCTGTCAATACTCGATTCGATGTAGTAGCTTGTGCTCCCGAAGCTATCCAGAAACCACTGGTTGACGGTCCTTGACCGCTAACACCAACTTGGGGTCTAACTTGACTGGAGTTGAATCCTGTGTTTTGTGGGTGAGTATGTGAAGCATTTGCCCCACCTTGTACAGACCCAACTCCAGACCCTGTAGCCCCTCCTGTGTTTGGAGCTGTGCGAGTACCGGCATCTGGATCACGACCAGCAGCCCCTGTACCCATATTATCTGCGCCACGAAGGAATCGACCTCTATAATCTGGAAGGTGGAAAGTTGTCGAGCCATCTCCTTGACCATGCAGAGTGCCAATGGCTGCAAAAAGATTTGCATATGTAGAGCGACTAACTGTAGCTCCATCGCAAAGTAGCCATCCATCTGGAACAGTTCCTCCACCAAATGGAGCGATAGTGCCAGCCGGGATTACAGACCCAACAAGGATTGTTTGCAATGCTGCAGTAGTTCTACCATTCTTTAAAGGCATATGTTATACTCCAAATGTTTTGCGAATATTGTATTTAAGTGAGCCAGTGTAATTAGCACCAGCAATGTTACTGGACGTATAGCGAATTTGTCCAGAAGGCTGAATGCTGAAAACAACTCCAGAATTTTGTCCTGAATAATCATCAGACATAAACCACGTTGTTGCTTGTGTATTATATACTCCACGGAGTTGTCCGGCTTGTGCAACTGCTGATCCACCCGTGTCTGTTTGTCGATAAATCGCGTAATCAATTACAAACGATCTCGTAGCAATTGGATCAATCAAAAGTCCAGTGATATTAGCTGCACTTGACTGGTTATTTGCAATAGTAAAAATAGTTTCAGTATCTGTAATATAGATAGCACCGGCAGAAGCTGCTGGATTAATTACGATTTCGGATGCAGAGGAAGCAATACCGATTGAAACAATCCATTGTCCGTTTAAGCTAGGAGGAGTTAAAGAAATTGCTCCTGGCGTTGTAGAAGCATAATAAAGCTTTCCAGAGGTCAACCCAGAGAAGCCCTTCATAATACCAGAGACTTGGATTTCAGCAATGCTACCAGCTGTAACTACTTTCGTAACAAATCCGATAACATCGATTCGATCATCGTTAGAAGCATCTGCTTTATAAACTCTTCCAGCTGTACGACCAGAATCATTTCCAGTTCCAGAAGAGATATAAACTAGATCATTTACAGCGAGATTTTCCCCGGCTGTGATTTTGACAATACCAGCACCACCGATTGGGACAAGCTCGGCATCGACCACTTGATACATTTGTTTTTCATCTGTGGCGAATACAATTTGTCCGTTCGTTGCGGTAAGAGCATATGTCTCGAGAGCAGAACGAGTTCCTTTCTTAACATCAGAACGAACCGGGTCTTGAATATCAGCACCCTGAATTGTCTTATTTGTTAGAGTTTGTGTGTCTGTAGTACCAACAACATCCCCGGTTGTTCCGTGAGCTGAAGTATCAAGAACATGGATACCGAAATCATCTCCTAAATTGGAAAGATCGGTATCTAGCTCTTCAATTGCATCTTGAACATTTGTAGCAACAATTGTTCCAGAAGGAGTGAAAGTAATTTCAGATGCATCGTTTTGACCAGCAATCTTATCATCTACATACGTTTTAATTGCAAGAGCCGAAGGAAGCTGAGTATCAGTTGCTCCAGCTAGAGTCGTTGAGGTATTTAGAACCCCAGACTTAAGGTTATCTACCACTAAGTCAGTAATTGTGTTATCATCCGCATCGATCGTTTTATTAATGATCGTAGCTGTGTGGTCTTCTGTCACAACTGGAGAAGCAGTGGAACCATTGTGGTATTGTAACTTACCACTAGAGTCGATTACTTCAAGATCACCTTTAGAGTCCGCAGTTGATGTAGACTTAGGAACAATATTAAGACCTTGTAGAAACTTTTTAAATGAAAATGCCATTATATATTCCTATTTTTAAGAATTTAAAATACTTATAGCCCGGTACGAAACAATTCCAATATGATTAATACCGCTCAAAGCTGTTGTAGAAAATCTAATTTGTCCGTTGTCTGTAATGTCAAAGCTAATCTTAGCATCACCTTGAAAGCTTCTAACCATCTCCCATTTCTCTGTAATTGGACGGGAAGCATTGAAACAAATTTCTAGGGTTCCAGCTTCAGAAACTTCCTGAGCATCTGGCGGTCCAGAAGGGTCAGTTTTACGATAAACTGTATAATAAATGGTTGCTGCTCTAACATCTGAGCTTGGAAAAGACAGATTATTTAGATCGACATTTGTTGAAGAGTTATTGGCATCGATATTCTGAGCTTGAGGAGGAACGTCGTAAGTTGCTGTAACTGAGTTAACGGCATCCGCCAAAGCTTCGACAGCTTCAATAACTGAAGGAGCCCAGTTCGGGGAAGCTGCGCTATTGGGAAACTGTATTTCTGTTCCCTTAATGATAATTCTTGGCATATTGCTCCGAAAGACAAGAGTTTACACATACAGTTGTTAATTAGGAGTCTTAAGAAAAATATATCTAAGTTATTGATTTATTGAAAATAAAAAGGGCATCCAGAACGGATGCCCTTGGAAGGATAAATGCTTATTTTTATTAAGCGACGTTAACGATTCCAGTAAGAAGAACGTTCTTGCCTGGAGACATACAGAATACAGCTTGGTCTGTGTAAAGACGGAGCTCGTAAGCTGCAGAGTTCTCAAGATCACGGAAGAACTCTTCGCCCTGACCTGGACGCTTGAATGTGATGTCAGAAGAACCAACACGCATCCAATCTTCGATACAGAGAGCGTAAGCGTAGCCTTCTTTCACGTAGATAGAAGGAACGATTTCGAGGTCACCGTTCTGAGAGTAGAACTTGATAGACTTAGAACCTTGCTCAAGCTGAGCTGCGCTATAAGAGCTGTCAACACGACGAAGAGCAGCGAGGTCTTGAAGGAGGTCAGCCCAACCACGAGGGTTAACAAGAACTGTTACTTTAGAGTCAAGACCCTTCTCAACAGCGCGAGTGATAGACTTAGAAAGCTTCTGGAAGCTAAGAGCACCAGCTACGTTATAGCTATTGCCTTTCCAGAGGTTGTAAGTACCAGCGTTGATGTTGAAAAGTGTTCCAGTGTTCTCGAGAATCTTGTGGATACCAGCGAATTCATTACCGAAAGCACCCTTGTGGTAGATAACGTCAGTGTCGATAACACCGGCAGTAGCAGCAGAAGAGTTAAGAGTAAGAACTCGAGTTTCCATGTTTACAGAAACGATTGTGAATTCACCACGAGAAGTTGTACCAGCAGCGTCAACGATTTCGATTGGCATACCTTCAGCACCAGCGAAGATACCAGGAGCCCATTCAGCAGTTGCGATTGTGATCTGAGAACCAGAAACACCACCAGTAGCAACAACGCCATAGCCTTTTTGACCATAGAGCATGTGGATTTCTAGCTTCTTAGACATAGAACGGAGCATGTTAGCTACGAGATACTTAGTAGCGTCCATGAATGCATTCTTGCCACCAGCAGCACGAGAAGCAGCAACGTAACCAAGGAGTGAACGCATAACCATTGGGTTACCACGAACTTGAGCATCCTTAATAACACCGGCAACAGCTGGGTTAAGGTTGAAAGCGTCATCGTCAGATGAAGCGAAAGTTACACCGTGCTCCATACCAAGAATAACTGGCTGGTGGAACAGGTTACCGCCCTGCTTGTCTTTAGAGATGAACTTGATGAGGTTTACGAGTTTAAGACCTTCAGGAATGAGCTCATGTAGAGAATCTGCATAAGTTTCTTTGAAAAAACCGTTTAGATTACCAACGGTATTGTCTGGGGTTGAGAACTTGTTAGCTGACATAAATAATTTCCTTTAAAATTTGTTGTTTTTTTTTGTTTTTGACATCTCGTTCATATTACTTCCCACCCCTTGGTATCATCGAGTCCTGTTAAGGATATCAAGAATCGCCGAATTCTACATAATATTACAGAGTTATCCAATGGTAGTTGTTAAAATTTATTGAGCGACCCTTAAAAAATCAAGGATCGCCCAAATTTCAATAAGTTAGAAACCAAAAAACTCTTTCATTGTCTTAGGTTTGGCTTCAGTTTGCTTCTTCTCAGAACGCTGCCCAACGTCCTTAATCGCAGACTTAACTGGAACTGGTGGCTTTTTAGCTGCAGACACTCGATTCTTACGAAGAGCTGTAATAATGTCATTTCCAAGAAGCTTTTCAATCATTTCTGGAGGGAGTTGACGAAGAAGTTCTTGAACATCAGACATCATTTCCTCACGAATTAGAGGAATTACGTCTTTTGGTTCAACATCCAACCCATTTTCAACAGCTTCGATCATATATTCAGTCATTTTCTTGACAACATATGGAGATTTAGGCAAATCTGAGGCTTCTAGGGCACTAGACATTAGGTTATCGTAACGCTCAAACTCTCTTTCTGTAAGCCTTTCAAGCTCTTGGCGAGCCATTTCTTCTTTTTCTCGCTGTCTTTCTTCTTCTAGTTCCTTAAGACGCATCTCCAAACGCTCTTTTTCGATCTGTTCTGGGCTTTTTTGAGCATTTTCGATCTCTTCTTGTAGGATTTCAGCAGCAAGTTGCTTAACATCGATCCCAATTGCTGGATTTTGCAGAGCCTTCTTTGGATTTGTCTTCAAATCTTGCAAAAAAGCCTCAACTTGGTGTTCAAATTGGCTCAATTCCTGTGCTTTATGCTGAGAAAGCATAGCCATTTGACGCTGTTTTACTAGCCATTCTGCGTGCTCTTCTGGAACTTCGAAAGGAAGGTCTTCTTCAATTTCGCGACCATTAAACTTTAGCTTAAGTTTTTTAAGCATTTTGCGTTGCTGAGCAGCTTCTTGGGCTGCTTGTTGAGCTTCGATCTCAGAACCTTCATCTGAAGATTCATCAATGGAGTCAGCTTGAGATTCTTCGGATACGCCACCACCAGATGATGCGTCACCGGCTTCATTAAGAAGCATAGCACGTGTAAACATAAATGTCCTTTTCCCCATGGTTTGGGATAAGCGGGCTTGATTACCCTATTAAAGCCGTCCGTAATTGGATAGGCTATAAAAAGTTGTTAATTATCAAAGCTAAATTGATTACTAGAGAACCAAAAAACAAATACTTGTATTTTTTGACTTTATCTCTGTTTGTTGAAAGCTTTTTTGGAGCTCTTTTTGGATTACTTCTATCTAATACTCTTATTTTCATATAATAAATCGTGAATAT